GTAATATTAGAAATAAATTTGTAGTACGATAATTGGTTAACAGTGATTATATCCTGACCTTCGATGGATCTAAAATCAATTACTCGTCCGTTAAGAGTATAATCTAAATCAGCAATATATATTCTGTTCTGCCCACCAACACCAACAGAATCTACGCTGGCCGGTGTGTAATCTAAAGTATATGATGTGACAGTAATTACACCGCTGCTAGTAACGCTTACATTAGAATCCATGGCAAACGTATCTACATCTAAGATAGCTCTTACGTTGGCATATCCGCTTGTAGCAGTGCCTGAAGTCACATAAACATTTGCTCGCGGCCAGATGTTGATGGCTCCGCTTGTGCTTGCTGATGCACCGGATGTGTAGATAAATGTATTCTCGTCTACAACATTAGAAACAATGTAGGATCCTTGAGTTGAAGATCCGCTTTGTACATTTGCCCAAATTGGTTGTCCGATTTTTAATCCGTGGTCTGTGGCTGTAACAGTTACGTTCGTTCCAATCTGAGAATAAGTGCCCGACGGAACAGTAAATCCATGATTTGAAATTGATGCTATAACATTGGATGTAGTTTGGTCGTATGATCCTGACAGTTTTACAATTGATGTTGTTTCGGCCGGTGCTATAGTAAGTGCATAAGCATAAAAAGATTCTGCTCCGGGGGCACCAACATAGAGCCACTTGTCATCTCTAGAGATAGCAACACTGGTTCCAAATTTGTGCCCGGCTGCTCCGTCGCTAGCTCTTAAAGCTGCAATAAAGTTCGCGCCGGTTGATGGATCATAGTTATAAACGAAAACAACACCGCGATCTGACAATGTTTTTGGAGCACCAACTACAATAACTCTATTACCGATATCTAAACTTTGTCCAAATCCTTCTGCGTAAGAAATAAATGGTTGGATAACCGTAGACTGTGTAAAATTATCTCCGGTGGCTGCTCTTGAAAATACCCGGACCAGGCCTGTACCAACGCCAGCGGCGCCTGGTGCACCAATGATCATGGTGGTTGAATTTTCGTTTAGTCTAAGGCTCGCCCCATACTCGTTTCCGGTATTGTAATCTTCTGTGTTGAGTGCTAAACTTCGACCACCGGTCCAAACTTCGGACTTTTCATAAACACGCCAGTCTCCGTTGTTGTCAACCCAAAGTTTATCATTCTCTCTCCAGTAATACGGCGGAGTTAGATCCACTATTCCAAAGTCAGTGGCAGATCTTACACTAGTTAATAGAAAGATTGTTCCGGTTCCGTATACTTGTCCAACCTCTTGAATTAGCGCAGGGTTTCTGGATGCAGTTACAAAAAATGAATTGCTATCTATTAATTCAAATACTCTATAAAAGCCATCAAAGTCTGGATCAAAATTGCGGAACGCAAGGATATTGCCTTCTTGAAAATTATGCGGATCAAAAGTTGTAATTTTAATTAAGGTGTTTAAATTATATTCATACCCTGTAATGAAATTACCAGTTTCGTTAACTCTATAAACATTCCAATCACCATCAAAATCTTTGGCTACCCAAATTTTATATCCTGTACCTATTTCGTTCAAAATGTCAAGCAAGTTGCCATAATCTTGTAGATCAAAGATACTGTAATCAACATCACTTAGGTTAACATAACCTGCTGCCAATGGTTTGGCCTTGTCATTTGGATAAGTTTCGAGACGTAAAATATTTTTGTTATAGTTATTGGGTCTTCTATATAATCTACTTGATCTTACTCCAATAATTTGATCCGGCGATGCTTCACTGTCGTTTAGTAACACAAAGGTGCTGGGATCTTCTCTAAATAATTCTTCATCTAAAGTTATTTCAACAAAGTCATTGCTATCAATGGCTCCATACTCTCCTACACGCAATCCCCACTCTTCAAACACTTCGAGGCTACTGGTAAGGTTAGCTAACTCTACACTGCTCAGTGCTGTTACAGCATTACGTGTGCCTTTTTGTTTGATATATCCTTGATAAAACTTTGTTTGAGTTTCGACATCTAAGCCAAGATCAGTTAAGTAATCTCTTTCCCTGAATCCAATTAAACTGTTACTATACTGATTAAATTTTTGATCGGCTGGTTGATTATTGATATCATATATGTTTTCTAATATACCAGCGTTAAAAGTCAAGTTCTTTAATAAGCCGGATTTAATTTTTTCTTTATCAATTTCTTGCCAATTGCTAACAACAAAGTCTGTGCTTGCTAAAACATTTTGAAGTGCCACATAATATTTGTTTTTAAATGCAACCAATGAACCTTTTTGATAGTCTCTTCCGGTGGCCCAATCGTCAACTTTGCCGTCATTGTAGATGAAGCCAGGAATATCTAATTGTCCGTTCCACGACGACGTCTTGCTACCTACAATCTTTAACCGATATTGTCTGTTTCCAAGTTCTGGCTTGTAGATAATATCATTAAACAATGTTGTGTTATCTAAAATAATTGCATGTTCGTACTCAACAACATTAAGTTGAGCTAAGGAAATAGTCTTTCCTTCAAACACAGTCAATTTAAAATCAGACCCAGTGCGATTAACAGTAAATTGAGTACTTTTGATTATGTTAAAATTTTGGTCAAGAATCTTGGTTCCGGCAACCGAGTTTTCAATTTCGTCAACAGTACCAACATCGTTGATTATGTAAATCTGATCTATAACCGGACTTAGAATGATTAAACTATCTTCTTTCCAGCCTTGTTGTGCCCAAGTTAAAAACTCTCTTGCACTTAATACAAAGTCTTGCTGAACCTGAAGATCAGCATTAAACTGATCAAATCTCATGCCTTGGCCAACTAGATACCGTTCGTAACTGATTAAAAAATCAACCACTTGTTGTCTAGTAGTAAATTCAAATCCATACGGAATTTTAACTTTGTAGCTTTGGAAATCCTGATAAATTATTCCAACTGCATCGCCAACCTGAATACGTGCTATATTATTGTTTGCTAGACTTGGTATAATGTAGAAATATGGATTTTCTAGATCATATCCATTTACTGTATATCCAGCTGCGCTCTTTTGAACAATGACCGCGCTATAGTTAATTCTTCTAGTTGGTGTAGACTTGTTCAAGTATATCGCATAATTTTCCGTAGGAATAATAACACTTTCGTTGGTGCTGGTAGGGCTGCTTTGCTCTGCCAACAGTTTAATATAATTTTTATCTACGTATCCGGCCAGCTTGTAACTTAATCTTACATCTAAACCGTTCAAGTAATCTTGTATTTTAGTTCCAGGATTGCCTATCCCGAGACCGGTTAAATAATCCCCGATCCAGTTTACGTAACCGGCAGAACGTTCTACAACATTATTTTTATTAATACCATTTACTTTAACTAGCGAAGGCTTGACTCTTTGTAAGCTGGTGCGTAACGTAAACTGATTGAGATTTTCGTTGATTGCGTAATTGTCTACATTTAATAAAGAACCAAAATAAATGCCAGGCTTGGCCAATGCCAATGCTATTTGCACCACGTATGGGAATTCGCTACTGCGGCGCCAAGCATTTTCTGTAGGGCCAATATCTCCAACACTATAACTAGCGTTTGCCTTGGCACTATTAAAATTTTTCACCAAGAAAGATTCGGGACTGCGTAAGTTACCGGCATCATCTACTGGTATAATACTGGTGAGCCCTACACGAGCAAATCGTTCATCGAATCGATTCTCGCCGTAAATGTAACCAAACTCTAAGTCTTGCCATAGTACCAGGTTACCTCCAGTGTACGGGGCAGGACCATATCTATCTATCCACCAGTCTGGTATTTTACTGAATCCCAACATTTCCCACGGATGTGTATGTGGTCTGTCGGTATCATAGAAATATTTGTAAATCGCTCGCCATGTTCCTTGAAGATTTTCGTTACCTGGTAAGACATCTCTAAAATTTTTGTAGTTCCATGTAAAAGGATCGTTGGCATCGAATACGGAATTTGTGATATAATCCACTCGATTGTTTCCTACCCATTTCAAGAAGCTTTGTGTGAGTATGCCGGTAAATTCTTCTAAGTTATAATCCGTGGTTCTAAATTTTCCGGGTACGTAAGAATAGATATTAAAACTATTGCTGTTGTAGCTTATTTTGATATTGTTGTATATTCTACGCTCTAGCTCCAGTAACAGATCGTCGCGGTAATCGCCGAATGCCGGAGTAATGCTGCCATCGTGTCCTTGGATAACCAAGGTGTCCTGTAAGTAAGTATTATCTACGAATACTTCTGGTACAAAACTTGGATACATTCCAAGCTTGCTAGGTGTTTCTGGAATAAAGCTTCCGTCAGTGTTGCTATAATCATGTATGACAATTATATCATTATAGAGTTGCGTAAATGATTCTAGTAGTCTAATTGCTGGTCTGTCTTGTTCAAATACAAAATCTTTGTTTTTAATTAATTGTCTACGAGCTGTTATAACAGGAACGCTGTTATTATCTAAAACAATATTTCCGTATTGATCTTTTTGTGTTGTGTAGTAGTAAACTAATACGCCACGTGCAGATAGTTCGCTGTCGTTGAAAATAGAAGATAATTCATAACGATTCAGTTGTGGATTTAAAACACGATATTCCAGCACTTGTTTGGTATTACCATATGGTACCATGTCGCTGTAGTACCACGGAAATTTAGAATTTTTTACGCGATTTATATTCTGAAGCAAAACATCTACACTTGCTACAATGTCATTCGTGTTTACAAGATTTGATGTAACAGATAATTCTAAAAATTTATTTTTAAACTTGGTGTATTCTTTTTGAGCATATTCTGTACTTTTGATAAAATTAAGATTTTTATCTAGTAGAAATAAATTGCTGTAAATCACAGGCGCGGTATGTTGAAGAATACTTCCGCCTTGTCTTTTTATTTGTAAATCCCTTATGTTGCTTACGCCTGGTACCGTTCCAGTTAAAAAATTACTGTTTTGACTAATTGTAATCAGATGGTTACGCAATTGACCTAATGTAAGATTTTCAAAGTTACTATTAATACTGTTTAAATCTAAGTTTTTAGGAATTTCATAGTATCCAATTTGGCTTACCGATTGACTATAGATTTTTATTGTAATAAAATCACCTACAGCGAGTTGTCCAATGCTGACTCTGACTGTTGTTCTTGCACCTACATTTACTATTGCATAAGTGCTACTGTCTAATACATTAAAATTTCTATAAACAACTAAGGTGGGAACGCCGGCGGATTCGTCGGGCAATATATCAATTTCAAAATAGTTTGTAGTACCATCAAATTGATAGTTGAATAACTGATATTGCTTGCTGGGTTCAGAAGTATTTGTCCATACATTTCTAAACTGATAACTATCAATTGAACTATTTTGTCTTAGATAATAATTGTTAATTTTTTCTGTAGTAAATGCTACTGTTTCGTAATTAAATTCGTCGTTATCAAAATTATTGTCAAATTGAATATCGCCTACGTTATTAAAATTTCTGTAGGACAACGGGAATCCCAGAACAAGATCATTGGCTCCTGTGCCGGTTTTATAACTGAATAGTTTGGTACCAGTAAACGTGCTGTTCAAAAACAAAGTGTTGTCAGTAAGGCTATTATTATTTTCCGTAAAGACGTCAAATAGCGGTGCTTGATTTATCTGTGTTTTTTTCTGCGAGCGAACCCATACATTGCCATCAAAGTGATATTGGCTGTTTTCCACAATACCGTCAATGCTTACTACTTGATCGGTATAAACCGAAGTTCCGTTTTCTACAACATCATCTGTTTCTACTAGATGCACTCTGTAGTCGGGGTTCAGTACGTCGCTGTTAATATCTGCGATTTCTAATAGATAAACTTTGTTTCGTGTAATTAGGTCTGTGTCGCTAGCAAATACTATTCTATCATTATGATTAACTGCGAATTCTAGACCATCAACAATTATAATTGTGCTAGTAGTAGAATCGGCCAGTTGTCCTTCAACCTGTACCAGTGCATTTGTAACGGTGTCTACTACGATACAGTTAATAGCATCTAGTGCTGCGGATCCATAGTTAAACAACTGTAGATTGGACTCAAACTCAATGATAGGACGTAAGGCACGCTGCGCCTGATCCACTGAGGCTATAGCACTATTATACTCTGCCGTAGCATTAAGAACATCAATGTGAAACCATCTATTATTTCTAGTCCAAGAATTTCTATCTATACTTGCTCTATTAATTGTAATGTAATCAATTTCATTGTTGAAGATATCTTCTTTGATAAGTTGATCAACATCAATTAATTGTATTCCTGTGCCAACTCCTTCGACAAAATATTCTTTATCTGCGTAACTACTAGGAACTACATTGGTGTCAAATCTTACCTTCAATCCGTTAGTAAAGACGACTCCATTAGGACTTCTATAATTTTCTTTACCTAATATCTCGTTGGGAACATCAATGCTGCCACTGACAGGATTGACTAGTTTGATTCTGCCAGCAAAGGTTGACGATGTACCATCTTGATAATATAGGTACAAACTTGATGCAGTAATGATCGGAATTGATTCCCATATTCCGTTTCTGTTAATGTAATATTCGTTGTTGGCATATTTCTCGCCGCTTAGAATAAAAACTTTTTCTGTTATAGCAGTAACAGGTTGCGGATTAATTAATCTGACAACTTCATTGCCTTCTCCATCACTGAGCAGTTGAATTGTCCATATGCTAAATCTTAGATTTTGTGGTACCTGAGTGCCATTTTCAAAAGCAACAGTGTCTAACCCTTCAAAATCAAAAATACCATTGGCAGTCCAAAAATCATTACTGTTACTTTGGTCAAGGAAAATTACTTTCTTGCCTTGCCAGTTGGTTGTTATTCCGTCTAGGCCGCCGTAGGTATTGTTGATATAACTTACCATGCGATTATGAATTTCGCTGTAAGGAATATCTAAAGCAAAGTTTACATTATCAACTATAGCCATCGAAGCAAAATTATCTTGAGCTGTGGCCGTGGGCACCCTAAATGTTACTGTGCCCGAGTCGGTTCCGTTGTTAGTAACCCCCAGAATGTCTCTGCTTGATGTATTTGGTTGATTTCTTCGTACACCAGTTACGCCAGGGTCACTTTGTATGTAAAAATCATGGCCCGGCTGGTCTACGACAAATTGATACACGCCGCCATGCGCTAGAGTAATTTCTGGGTTAAGGGCAGATCCGAAGGTACTAAATTTATATGTGCCGGTTGATTCGTCTCTGGTCACAGTAAAAGTTTCTGTGATAGGAATTCCGGTTGCACGTACATCAACAGAATCTGCTCCATTAGGTAACCAATAGTATTGGTTAAAATTAACTAACTTATCAAAATCAATCAATCCACTGAAACTGTATGATTCGTTACTGAATAATCTGTCTTGGTCATTGGTTAACCCACCGTAGTATTGAATCTGTTGTAGTAAATCAATATAGTTGCCAAAAAAATCAATTTCGCCAGCTTTGTTTGTTACAACTACGCTAGGTTCAAGTTGGTAATTTTGTCTTTGAGCAGTTTGTTCTCTGATATAGCTATCGGAGCCTTTATTGGTTGGTGCAAACTGTCTTCCAATGTATCCATTGATTTTTAGAAGATCAGGTCTTGATACTAGTTGATCTATAGTAGCATTTAAAAACTTTTTATTAGTATCGGTTCTAAATACCTGTGGTAATAAATTAACTGATCTAATATTTGCCATTATGCTATTCCTGAGTTCATGGTTTGATTAATTTGTGCTGCGGTAATTGCGCTAATAATTTCTACATCATCCACCGTGGCTGCACTGATTAAAATTTCGTTTGGTTCTGCATTGATTTGATAAAGATTACCAAATGTCACTGCTGTATCGTTAGGCACAATAATAACGCTGGCGATATTTGGAGATAAGGTGGTGTGCAAATAAGCACTTAATTCACTAAAATAAAATGTTTCGCCAAAGTCCCAGTTGTTGACATCAAAATATGTGTTTACTGCTTCAATCAAATTGGCTTTAATATCGTTATCGCTAACTACAACATTTGAGTTTTTTACGACTTTAAATTTTGCTCTTAGTGCAGGATTTGCTTTGTTCCCAAACAATGGCTTGAATGTTACACTGTTATAAATGATGGTGTCGCTTAGTGCCTTGTAATTTTCTAAATTGTTATATTCTATTTTTAATGCGTCAGCAGTTGGAACTTCTGGTTCTGGAACGGTTCCGCTAGAGTCAACAATGTATGCTGCATAGTCTTCGGCATACTGTTTTGTAAGAATATATAAATCCATAATATTATTTGGGCTAGGATCTATTCTTCTGTAGTTAGGACTGTTGTGGCGATACTGGAAATACAATCGCTGTCTGCCTACGTAGGCAGTTAAATCAGTTCTTATAACAGTTACTCTGGTAGTGCCGCTCACTGTCAATTCGTAAAATGTTCTTTCAGTAGTGGCATAAAATAACTGACCGTTTTCGTATGCGCTTACATTTTTATCAATCTCTGCTTTGGTTCCAAATATACTAACTACCAGCGTATTACTCAACGGCTGCTGGAATACAAATCTATTAGGATCATTGATTGTTTGAAGGTAAACGTATTTGTATTCTGAATTTAATGTAGGGTTGACTATATGTTCAAAAAGATCCGGATTATCAGGAACACCATCAGAATTACTGTCAGGGAAGGTGACAAGAATTCTACGATTACTTTGGTAACCGTCGTTCTCTACAATATTTTTATACACGTACCATGTTTGATCTGTACCTAGTGGGTTTAAACTATCAGGTTCAGTGTTTATCTTTAAGACTTTGATTTGATCGTTTAATGTCAGGCCGGTTCTGGTATCGTATACCTTGACTCTTTCGTCGTAGTAGAATCTTGTTTCTAGTTCGCTTTCAAAAACATAGTTAATACCACGATAACCAACTTTATAATCTAGCCCGTTAAAGCTTACACGTATTAGCCAGCTGCTATCTAAACCTAGTCCATTTGTGTCGCCGGCATAGGTAAGGCTAAAACCCATTGGGTCGTCGCTGGTATTAAGATCTTGTTGTTCAATGATGTTCCATGTTTGAACAACTGCGTCATATCTTAGACCAAAACTTTTGTATGTTCTAATTAAATCAGTAATCGAATCAACCAATGCTTCAGTTAACGAATTTTTAAATTCTGGAATAATTTCTTCCAGTATTGAGCCATCAGGAACAAATGCACTCAGTGTCACAATAGTCACGTCGGCATTCATTGTTCCGGCGTAGATGTATTGCCTATCGCCTTCCAAGGTTGGTGTGCCGGTTCTAATTTGATTTTGGGCGTCAAAATACTTGCCTTCGCCGGCATTGAATTTTAGAATTGATCCAATGGTTACATATTTTAAATTATTAATAGTTGTTGGTCCAACAATCAACGGAGTAGTAGATCCTACTGCTGTTAAAACACCTACAGCTCCGCTAGTAGTGGTGCTATTACTTGTCCATGCAATAGATTCTTGTGTATATCTAGGATAAGCACTGTAGTATAAATGATTTAATTCTTGGGCGTTCAATAATGGAATAATTTGGTCATATATAATTCCGCGTATTTGCGAAGAACTTGTCCACGTGAACGGAAACGACCCAATGAAATTCTGTTTATAAACTAAACCATCTTCGGCAAATATGTTTGTACTTGAGTACTTGCCTGTTACATCTAGTACGTCTAAATATCTACTCACACCTGAACTGGTTCTATTTACTGCTTTAATTTTTAAAATACTTGAATATTGGGTGTACGGGAAAAGATTATAATCTTCACCAGTTATCATTCTATTCTGCGTGTAGTAGCTTTGAGGTGCTTTGGTTCTAATTTCTTCTAAAGTTTCTCTAGCCACACTATTGGCAATGGTGTAGTTTAGGCTTGCTCTGATTGTTAGGGTTTCGATACGACCTGTTCTGCTTTGATAAGTGATAGGAATGGAAATATCCTGCATTTCGTCGGGCGTGATCTTGTAGCTCAGACCGTTGCTGATTCTAAAAAAGAATCTAAAGTTTCCTTGTGGAATATTTGTAAAAGCACCATCGCCGAACACCAAATCAACTTGATCATTGGCTCTAGTTGCAACTTGATATAAATTTCGTTCTTCTGTATTGTTGTAAATTACGTTAACGCCGCTGACTGCTGGCACTTGTGTCCATTCTGTAGCTTCGTTACCCTCGCCGTCTACTGTGTATAACCATACATCTGAGTTGTTTATATTGTCATAATTGATACTAACAGTTCTATTTGGTAAACTATCTGCAACTGTGAAATCCTGAGCATTTAATGTACCTTGCTTAAAATAGACAAAGTAACCAGTGTTGTTACTGCTGTTGCCTAAATTATCATTTCTGTATAAAAAATTAAAGTTGCCACCAGTAACTGGAGACTGTTCGTAAAGGTATGTTTGGTTCAAGCTGGTAGGACTTACAGCTTCAAAATTCATAGTGCCGCCGTCCACTGTGCTACTAAATCTAAATGTTGGTGTGGTCCCAGACAATAAGTTTATAGAATACTCGTCAGTTTGAATTCCGTTTATAACTTGATTGTTGCCTGGCTTACCTATAATTTGACTATTAATCAGTGCAGCGTCCAGTATTGCCGAAAACTGTTCTTGCCACATGTCGTTGGTGCTGTCGTTCCAAGATATAATCAAATTAGATAAATTTAATCCGTTGGAATCAAATACATTTTCAGTTGTGGTAACACTATCAAATTTTAAAAGGCCTGCGGCCGCAACGTTTCTTTTTGGATTATAGCTAATTAATCTAGCTAATTTTAATATACTGTCTCTACGTTCAGCAGTGTCAATAAAGTTTTCTCTAGCATTGATATCTGTTCTGAATGCTAAACTCTGTCCTAAAAATGCAATTAAGTCAATTAATGCAACAAATTCAGAACTTTCAATAAAATCATTAAAATCTTCAGGGTAGTAAGTTTTAATGTAGTCAATCATGGACTTACGCAAAGTTTCAAAGTCATAGCTTTGAAAGTCAGCTTCGCGAAAAGTCTGATAAAGTGTTTTCCAATCTTGTTGTACTAATAAGCTTGTTTGACGTGTAGTAATTGCCATTGTTATACCCTGTTTTTGTATTTATTTTAAATAAAATATGGGTATTTTATTCGTTTCTAGTCAGTGTTCTTGATTTGTTTTCAAAATCAAGAACCAGTCTATCAACTTGATTGTCGGTAAGATATGACAATTCTACTACCAGTTGTATACCGTAATCGAACTGTGTAACAGCAACGTTCTGTACTCTAACTCTGGGATCGTAGCTGACAACAGTTTGTACATCACTGACGATCATTTGTCTAGTTTCTTCAGTCAGAGGCTCAAACAACATGTTCCAAATCAAACTACCAAAATTTGGCTGCATGAGCTTTTCGCCTTTGCGTATATTAAAATGGTTAAAAATATTTTGTTTCACCAATTCAAGATTGGTTACACGAAATTTTTTGTAACGGTTGTGAGTACTAAAACCTTTGTAAAAAGTAGCCATATTGATATTTATGCGTTTTTCCTAGGTGGTGGAGTGCGACTCAATGGATACTGTAGGTGCGGTGGATCAACTTGGCCCAGGAACTGTAGCCCGTACTTTTCAACCAGGCCCAACTGAATCAGCTTCTGTACTTCTGCGGGCTGCAGGTCGATTGCCAGACCTCTGCCGTGTTGTCCGGTATTTCCGCCCTTGGTTGGGATACTCAGTTGTCCAAATTTTGGAGTGTTTACTGTGCTTGGGCCACCTTCTCTAGGATACTTACCGCCGGCTTCGCGCCAGGCGTTATACAGCTTTTCTTGATCCTCGGCTGTACGTATTGTACTGTTAACAGTAAGTTTGCGCCCAGTAGCTTTTTTGTATTCCATGGCCGCTCCAGTTATTGCAGCTCTAAATGCTTCCTGAGTCTGTAGGAATCTTTCTCTGGATCCGCTACCTGTTCCGCCTCGCATAAAGTTAAAATAATCATCAGGATTTAGATTCATTCCTGCCGCTTGCTTTGCTGCATCAGTCATGCCCAGTCCGTCAATTTTGGCTGTGAATGCCGCAGAATTAGTACCGCCCGGCGAAGTGGCTTGATTACCGTTGGCCAGTACATCAATTGCATATCGGCCACGATTAAAATAAACTGCACCTGTACTACCATTTGCATCTTGCCCGGCTGCTGTATATCTCCAGTTGCGAGCACCGGTGGCCCCCAATAGCTGCGCCACACACAGCATACCGGCTACAGTACATAGATCGTCGTCTGGCTTGATCCCTTGTTTTCCGTTATCTGATTTTTTGATCAGTGCTGCATAATTACGCTGCATTAGTTCGTACATGACTTTTTCTTGCACAGCTTTGTTTGCTAGATAATCTTCGTCGCTTTTGACATTGTCTGTGCCTAACCAGGCGTCAGGATATCTTACTGCTCGTGTTGAATATTGATCAAAGTAATCACGTTTCATGTAATTTAATTCAACAAAAGCGCCAGCGCCAACTTGATAACGCCCTAGATAATTGCCGTTGGTTCTTTCTCGTAGCGCATAATTAAATCTACTTTCACTGAATGCCATTTGTGCCATGACACATTTAACTTGATACTGGCTCAGTGGTCCAATTCCACCTGGTGGATTAGGAACATCGGGCCTTGTAAGATATTCTCTAGGGCAAGGCAGTTTAACAGTTTCTGTTGCTGCTTGCTTTGGCCCTGGATCTGCTTCTGCTGTACTGCGCCTAACTTCTTTCCCTGATCCATCAGTTACTGCTTTTCCTGAACTGTCCTTTACTACTTCTCCCTTGGGGGTACAATTTACTTCGCCAATGGTCTGTTGTGGTGCTGTGCCTGCGTTAACGTCAGCAGGGCCCACTACTCCGCTGCCTTCCAATCCAGCGGCTTCGTTCGTATCGCGATTAACACCAGTTTGTCTAAGCCATGGTTCGTGTGTGGGTAGCACCGTACAAATACTATCAAGGCTGTTAGCTACCTGTACCCATTCGGACCCTTGTCTGCTGGCATCGCTGTGTGTATAAACATTTAATTTTCCGGGCTCGTTTACTGTTGTTGCTGCTCCACTGTTTAACAAAATTTTTCCGCCAACGCAAGACAACTCACCAGCTTTGAAAGTGCCTTTATCTGCCGCACTTAAATGTAGGCCGCCACTGCTGCCAATGTTTACGCCGGCGCCATAAATTGTAGATTGACCCAGTGATCTAGACACAAATGTGGTTGTTTCAAGATTAATTGATTCAACACCAGACATGTTAATCTTGCCTTCGGCATTGATATTGATATTTCGATCGCTGTGCAGATTCATATCGCCGGCCGTTCTTACGTTAAGGCCGCCAGCAGAGTAAATGTGCATTTGTCCGTTTTCGGCGAACTCTAACCAAACACTACCTTCGCTGTTAGAGATGTACATCACACGAGCAGTATCGTTCATCAAAATTTGATGACCCGCCGAACTTCGTAATCTGACCAAATTGTCAACGCCAGTAACGTCTCCGTCGTCCATGACAAAGCTATGTCCGCCTCTGCGAGGACCAGTCGGAAAGTCTGTTCCAGTTATTTCGCCTTGGTCTAATTTGGCTAAAAAGGCTTCTTCGACGCCCTCAAAAAATCTTCCTGGTGTGCTTATACCAAACACGGTACTAGGACTTTCTCGCTGGCTACTAGATGATACTGCTCCTCTAATTCTGTCTTTATCAAGGCCTTGTTCTAATAATCGTTTGAACTGATATTCGTGTGGTGGCTTAGGGTTATTATAAAAGTTTACCCCAATACTACCAGCTACACTTTCATTGAATTCTGTTACTGGTACCGCACTAGTATCTTTAATTGCAGATTTTACATCAGCTGAAGTCTGTGATAGATCTAACGCATTACCAGCTGCCAGACCTGGAACCATATAATGACTGACTGCACCAGTGTACACACAGGCAAACCAATATCCTCGGTCTGGATCTCCGTTGGCGAAAACTACTAAAACTTGATTACCCAGATCAGGTGGTACCATCCACATACCGTAGGTGTGCGGTGCGTCGGCATAAGAATTATTTTGACCTTGGTTAGGGCTGAATGTTGTTCCATAGAATGGACTAGCATAACTGACAGTTTTCCAATTGTTAGGTTCCTCTTCGTTGCCCCCTAGGTCTGGAATGTATACCTGTAATCTACCTGCTCTTGCAGGATCTAGGTTATTCTTTACTATACCAACAAATGTAGCGGTGTCGTATTTTACTCCAGGTATAGCATCTCTGTTGGCCCAGTTGGGTATTTTTTTGATTAATCTATCATTATTTGGCATATTGTTTCCGTTAAGCTGGTGTAGCACCTTTGAGCGCCAGCGCCTTAGAAATATCTGATTTAGCTAGCAAAGCTTGTCGCAGTAAATTATTATTTGTTTCTATCACTTTGGCCTTGACTGCAGGATTATTATCGTAGAAGCCATTTTCTACATTTTGTAATCTAGCTCTAGCTGCAGATTCATCGTTGATTGCTAGGTTGTAATTTTCTTGAAGTCTGGATATTTCTGGATCAGAACTAAGCGCCCGACTGGATGGTGCAGGAGCGGTTACCAAAGTTGGATTGCTGGTTATAGGTTGATTACCGTCTCTGGAAAAAGCAACCTGTCTGTTTTGTTGATCAGGAGATAGCGTGGAGCCTTGTGCCACCACTGTTTCTAATTTGTTTTGCTTGACAGGATTACTATTTTGGGATCCGGCCGCAGATGTTAATTCTTCTTGCCTGTCTGAAGTGATTGTATTTACAATGGCTTTCTGTGTTTCAGAATAACTAGAATAACTTCCTTCTTTGGCAACTGTTTTGGTTTCTTGCTGGACTGTGACATTTGAATTAAGTTTGTTAAGATCGCTTTTACCCTGTTTGGTTGCTGCTGTTTTACCTGTTCTTTCGGCTATACTAGCGGCAACAGCTTGGTTGACTTCATCATCTAAAACTCTAACCAAATCCAAGCTTTGTTCGAATTTTCCCTGTCTAAATTCGTTTTCTACTTTAATAATTTGATAGCATCCTGAAAAGTCGGACTCAAGATAATCTTTATCCATTGCTAAACTTCTCAGGCCGCCGGTGTTTAAATCAATGTCAACAGGAGTTTTAAATCTTAAGTAACAAAAAATAGCACCGCGATCTGTTAAAATGCTTCCGTTCTCACTATTTTGTTTATCTGGTGGAGGATATGCTTCGGTGTTCGGAGTATAGTAAATGTCGTCCTGTTTAATAAAATCTGGGTCGCCAACTATCCTCAGTTTAACTGAGATCATGTCCCCATCTGGGTCAGTGTACAAGGCCTGCAAGACATCGCTAGTTCTTTTTACGTCGGGATTTTGCTGCGAGTTGAAACCCATGTTTTGTTGATTACTGACCACTGGTACTAACACGTTGGGCTGCACAGTACCTGTTCTTTGCTTAGGTAATTTATTTCCTTTTTTGGTTTTATCTTCTTTTTTGACGTTGGTGGCGTTGTCTTGTGAGTTAGATAATTTTTGTTTATTCTTTTGTAACACTTCGACCGCAGTGAACCAGGTAGTTTTGAACTCTAATGCAAAATCTAATATATCGTTATTTTCACCTGTATAGATGTATTCATATTTTTTTCTTATGTCTTTTATTATAGTAGGTGCATTAGTTTTGGGTGCATCAGGGTGTTTGTAGTTGTGTGCTCTATATGCAATAATCTTATATGTTATTCTTTTCCCCCATACATTTCTGTTTTCATCAAAATTAATTAATTCAACAGATGATACGACTTTAAAAGCATTAACTACACTGTCTTTTTTGTTTTCGGTATTTTTATCATCTACAAGTTGCGAAGTTATATATTTGCTAGCCCTGATTACCTTGTCTATTACTCCCAGCACATTTTCGCCGGCTTTGACATTAAATTTTTCAAATTTAGTATCAGGACCTAGCGCAGGAGTGGCTTTTTGTTTTGCTGGTGTTTTTGCCACAGCGGCAGCCTTGGACTGTTGGGGGTTCGTTGGATCTGTCATGGCAGTATTACTAACAGATGTTTTTTCAGAATAAACTATAGGACTATTTGCTATTACTTCGTCAATTTGAAAAATAATTTCGTCGGGCACCTCGATTACACCAGTGTCTTTAAGATACAATTGATGCAAATTCATTGCCTGCGTATAGCTTTTAGTAACAATGGCAGTTTTATAAGAAGCTTCTAATTCTTTTAATTGTTGTTCTTGAGAGTCAGTTAGTTTGCCTCTTTCTTTTTGTTTATTGATATTATTGATTTTTTCTCGTTGTGAGTTTTTTGTCTCTAGTTGTTTACGTAGTGCAACTATTGCGTCTTTCCCTGGACTAAAAAAATCACCTACTGTGCGAGCTGTTACTTCAAAATCTGCCGGGGTTGATGCTGTTGATTGATTGAATGCTTGATGATTATACGGAGTGGCGCGGCATGCATATACTGTACCTTGCTTGTCTACTTTCATACTAACAGCTAAAATTTTTATAGGAATGTATTTTGTAATACTCGGAATAGGATTTACTACATCTCCGCCATCTGTGTTACCAAAAAAATCAATTTGCAACACATAAGGATTTTCAGTATAGTTTGGCTGTTTTAATTTTAAAGATAACAATAGCAGTCTGTTTATCAGCGTAAATCCGTAAGGCTCAACAATATTAAAAGTAAAATCAATTGCGTTTGATGCTTTACCATTTGAGCTTAACCCAATTACAGTAGTAAAAGTAAAATCTTCAAAATAAAAGTCGTCTTTGAATTCAGTAGGTCTAACAAATGCGCCGGGATTGTTTTTATCGCGCTCGCCCCAGCGACCGCCGGAACTGAACAATGTTACAGCATCTTTCAACCAACCGTTGCCTTTTTTTCCTTGAGCCAATTGATTGTAACTATCTTTCGTTAAAGCATGTAAAGTCAACCCATATGTGTATGTTGCATATTGATGCAACATATTAGGTGTTATGTTGAATTCTTGTTGTTCTTGTTTAGCTACTTTTTCGCCTAGACTGGTTCCTGCATCACTGGTTGATCCTGTCTTGGCGGTTGGGCCCGCAGACTGCGTAATTTTATTTAAAATATTCTGATTGGTAGTAGTAATGTCCGGTGCCGGTTCACTGTTTTGTCCAGGAAGGGTTTTATTCCCCATTTGAGGGCCAAGCGATGGGTCTGCAGTAAATGTTGGGCCACCACCGGGATTAGGGGCATTGCTTTGATTGGCAAAAGCATTTGTATTAAAAGGACCAGTGGGAGTAGAATTTTTTACCGTTGTGCCGCCTTGCACTACATCATCAGATGTGTCGCTGCTGGGAATATCTTTATTTGCTAGAGCGTGTTTTTCCCTGTCGCTTAATTTTTCAACAGCAGGATTAGATGCTGCATTGGTTCCAGTTCCGTCGGCACGCGGATTTATTTGAGGAGCGTCTGCCGCAGTTTTACTACGTGCCGCTTCGGCTTCGTTGGCTACACGGATTTGATAATTGACGTTCCTTAAAGCCTTGTCGTTGGCTAGAGATCTTCTTTCCCAATCTTCTAATTTTGCTCCAGTTAAAAATTCTTTTCCGCCGCGGCCGGAACCATATTCTCTTTGAAGTGCTTCTTCTTCAGCAACGAGTCTTTTTCTCTCTGCTTGTAATTGATCTAAAGTAAGTGCCATTTTA